AGTTTGCAGGAGTGGAAGATTTAAAATCCGCTATTGAAATGATTCAAAAGCACATCGAATCTATGGGCGATATGGCTCAAGAGGAAGATGAAGAAGAAATGGCTAAAGACTCTAAAGAAGAGGAAGAGGACATGAAGGAAGAAGAAAAGTACGAAGCTACTGAGGTAGAAGAGAGCTTTGAAGCTGAGCAAGAAGTAAACGAACAAGAAGTTGAAGAGCAATTTACTGCACAGCAGACAGAAGAAGTTGTCGCTGAGGAAGTAGATAAAACTATTAACTTTCAAACAATCACTTCTGAAAAAATAAATCTTATCAATAAGCACTTTCCTAGCTTGTACTAAGATTTTGTAAATTAACTTAAACGAATTTTTTTTAAAACTATTATATAATGGCAACTAGCATTAACACTACTCCTGATTTAGCGAATACCGAATCGTTATGGGGAGACCGTAGTAGAGATTTATTTATTGACTCTATGGTAAAATCAGCGGCTGTATTAGACCGCTTTACACTTGTTGATGGTGTAAAAAACAAAGTAAACGTACCTATTTTTGATGTAAGCTCTTCTGCTTTCCAAGTAGGTGATGACTGTGAGTTTTCTGATAACAACACAGCAGCAATCACAGAAAAAGAGATGAGCGTAGAAACTTACTCTTGGAACTTTAAAAACTGTAAACACGCATTAGAGAAGTCTTATCGTGGTATCGCACTCAAGAAAGGACAGCACAATCCTGAAACAATGGATGTTGAGTTCCGTAATTGGGTATTTGATTACTTTGCAAAATTAGCTTCTCAAAAAGCATTGACTGTAGCTTCTGCTGCATTGATTACTGAGATGGAAGCTGATTCAACTGTAAATGATGTAGACACTAACGCAACATTAGACTTCAACAACATCCTAGACAAAATGCAAAAAGCATACGAAGGAATGACTGAAGTTATGTTATCTGCTGTTTACGGAGATGCTGACCGTGAGTACCGTCCTGCTTTCTTTATGGGAACAAATGCTTACCAAAACTACCAAATAGCAATCGCTGAATTGCACACTACCACTCCTTCAGGTATTGTTGCAGGTGACTTGCCAACATACTACGGTATGGAAGTAGTACACTTCCCAAGTCTTGCTGACCACAAGTTCTTCATCTCAGCTCCAAGTAACTTGGTGATGTTGACTGATGACTATAGTGATGTTAAGGCTATCGATTCTGAGTACGAAGCTAAAGAAAATGCTGAGTACATTTGGGGACGTTTCAAAGTAGGTTTCTCTTACATGAAAGGTGACGAGATTGTACTTGCTGAAGACTTCGCTTAATAACTGAATAATAACAAAGGGGAAGGTTCGCCTTCCCTTTTTAATACCTAATAAAAAATGGCTTGTACTGTAAATCTTACTAACATCGATTACTCTTGTGATGACTTGGGTATTGGTGGTATAGTAGAACTACACGTTGCTTCTAAAGCTGCTGCTTTAACCGCAATCACGACAAAAGATGATGCTACTCGTGTTATCTCTGCTGCAGGTGCTGCTTCGGATGTAGTTAAAATTGAATTCCACTTAAAAGACGGATTTTCTGTCTTTAGTGAAGTAAAAACTGTAGACCCTACAGGTGGTTTCACAACAGTTCCTACAATTTCTGTAGAGCTTCCTAAGATGGATGCTGCTAAGATTACTGCTTTAGACAAAATGTCTAACGGTCCTAAAGAGATGGTAGCTTTTGTAAAAACTGCTGCAGGAACTCTTCACGTTGTTGGTCTAGACCACGGCATATATGTGTCTACTGTAGACGGAAACTCAGGAACATCTCGTACTGAAAAAAACCGTTTCCAACTTACCCTAACAGGTGAGGAAGATGGTTTGTCTTACAGCATTGACTCAACTAGTTTCGCAGCTATTACTGCTTAATAGCAATCTTGTAAATTATAACAAGGGGAGTGGAGAAAATCCTCTCCCCTTTTTTAATATAAAAAATTATGGCTTTCAACTGTTCTATAATACTTAGCGATATTGACATCAACTGTAACAAAAGAACTACAGGTGGTATCAAGAAAGCTATCCTAGCTCTTCAGAGCGATATTACAATAACCTTTGACCCTGCGGATGAAACGCAGGTAACTAATGTAGATTTGCTTGAAGCAGATACTGCTGTGTTTGAACATAATACTAAAGACGGTACTACATCATTTAGTGAAAATAAAAACACTACAAATGGATTAGGTTTAGTTGCTACAAACATTGTAATCCAATCTCCTGTTGTAGATAACAAAGTAAACAAGATAGACTATATGTCTCGTAGAGAAGACATCGTTTGTATTTTGTTGCATAATAACGATAGCGTTAGCATCTCAGGTTGGATGGATGGTCTTACTATGAACTATGAGGCTTCATCAGGTACAGGTGTTAGTGACAAGTCTTTTGTAAACATTAATCTAAGCACAGAAAGTGGAATAGCTTCTTTGTTGTTAGATAGCAAATCAGTATTTACTGACCAAACAATTTTTGATTAATGGGATATTTAATAAATAAAACAGGATACAATGCCGATAATATAAGAATTGGTATTGATGATTTAGCTCAAAGAATATTAGATGATGGCGGAACAGTAGAGGGTTATGATGATGCCTCTGAATCTTACAGAGATATCACCAAGGCTATCTTTGACTCGGCATCTATGGTTCTACTTGCCTCAGCATACAAAGATGCTGTAGTGTATGCTCATAAGCCTAGCGATGGTAGTGACGACTTTACTTACACAAGAAATACAGGAGCTGAAACTGCTACAAGAGTTGATAAAAATGGGCTGATACAGAAAGAGGCGGGTGGTTTGACAGATACCACACCTCGTATAGACCACTTGGGTGGAGTAGCATCTTTATTGCTTGAACCTACAAGAACAAATTCAATCGTAGATAGTGAGGATTTTTCTACTTCTAATTGGGAAAGACAATCATGCACGATAACTTCTGATGTTGTAAAAAGTCCTGATGGAACTGTAAACGCATCCAAAGCTGTAGCAGATGACGGAACAACAAACTTTAGGTTAAGACCTGCTGCATCTACAGGAGTTTCGGGTAATAATGTACACTCTGTGTTTGTTAAATATATCGTAGGTGGATTTGACCACATTGTTTTAGGCAGCACAAATTCACAGCATAGATATGCTTTTAATATAAAAACAGGTGCTAAGGTGGGTAGCATAGGTTCACAGACTTTAGCAGACTCAGATGTTTCCATAGAAGATTATGGTAACGGATGGTACAGATGTTCTATAATGGTAGATAGCGAAGGTAATAGTAAGTTTGAGATATACCTTTCTGATGATGGCACAAGCATTACAGCTACAGGAGATGGCTCTAAGGGTGTTTACCTTTGGGGTGCGCAAACAGAGGCTGATGAAGATTACTTAACAAGCTACATACCAACAAGTAGTTCTACAGCAACAAGAGATGAAGACTTGTCAAGTGAGGCTAGTTTGATAGATGCTGATAATGATTTTACACTAATGTTTGAAGTGTCTCCGTTGACATTACTTTCAACAGGTCACAGGTATTTTAATACATCGGGAGATATCGGATATTTAGACCACAACGCAGACAATCAGCTTAGATACAGATTTGATAGCAATAACTATACGATGTCTTTATCTAGTCTTAATCCTTTTAAGATACTTTTTAGAAAAGATTCTACAGATTATAAGGTCTACTTTAACGGTTCTTTAGCACATACTATTTCTACTTTGCCAACAGGAGCAAGTACTTTGAACCTTAGAGGAGGTAAAATGAAAGTAGTTTTACTAGCTGAAAGTGCGTTGACTGACCAACAATGTAAAGACTTAACAACGTAATAATAATTGTAAATTAAATAAATAAAATGGGATACGAAAATATTATCAAAGAAGGTAATTTTCACCAAACAGTAACAGGTGACTATGGCTTTAAGGTACTAAGTGGTACAGGTTCTACATCATTAGAATGTCGTGCTATACAAGCTCTTGAGGAAACTGTATTGACAACAACCACTTCTGTAGGAGATGCTTTATCAAGCATAACTTTGCCTTCAGGAACTGTTGTATTCGGTAAGTTTGACAGCATTACTTTAACATCAGGTAAAGTAGTTGCATATCTCGCATCATAATGGCGTTAATAAACGGCTTATCTATACACTTCAGTAATAGGCAAGGTGGGTTATCTGCGGAACAGATACTCGTTAATGCCTTTGTTGCTAAAGTAGAAAGTGATGGCGGTAGTGTAGAGAATCAATCGTGTATTACTGCTGATGTTGAATTTCTAATTCAAAACCCTTAATATATGAGTTTTTACGATGATGCAAGTTTAGTATTCTTACCAAGCGGTGGTGCAGGAAAAGATACTAAAGCGTATAGCATAAAACCTACTAACGGAGATGGAGACTTCACCTTTTCAAGAGGTTCAAACCTAACGGCTACAAGGGTAGATAGCAACGGACTGATAGAGAAAGGAAGGGAGAACTTGCTATTACAAAGCAATCAGTTTGAAACTACTTGGACAACGAGTA